TACCTATCAAAGTCTTCATATTTGTTTAGCCAACTAATTTCTGGATTCCAATATTGGTCATTTGCGTTTGGATGCACTTTCTTAAATTGCGGATAATGGTTCAAAATTGTTTCATGATAACCATTTGCGACACCACCCAAAAACGCAACACCACAACCTAATAGCGTTCGTTTGTAGTTCCAATTTTTGGCAGTATTCAAACCCATGCCTTGAGGCGGGTAGTTTTCATACAGATATACATGAATAGCAGAATCAGAATATTTTTTCTTTTTCTTTTTCTTTAATTCAGTATGAAACGAATCGCAATTTGTTGGCATTTTTGAAATCTTAATATAATCAAGCGAATCAACAATATTTATTTCAGTTGAATCATAAATAATGTTAGTACCTTGAAGATAATAAGTAGTGTCAATTTGGATTCTGTAATTTTGACCAAAAGCAACCAAAGGCAACAGCGCAAAAATAAATAATAACTTTTTCATAATTTGTTTTTTTATGCAAGTTAATACGTATTTATATTAAATGCAATTATTTATACAAATCTCTGGCAGTTTTTATTTCTTTTTTACGATCTCTTACTATAACAAGTTGCTTCAATAGTAACGCTTCATCTGAATTTAACTGCTTCAAAATTGCGGTTAACCTGTTGACCGCTTCACGTTTGCCTGTCACTTGCGTTTGTACAAAAGTAACATCGTCTTGAAATTGCTTGATTGTATAAACATTGTTTGTTTTGCTAATCTCAAACCTGTTCAACTGCTTTACTGCATTTGAAGTGTCTACCGCAACGGCTGTGCTATCCTGAACTTGCCCAAAAAGTGAACAAGCGAAAAGCGTAAATATAAAAGTTAATGTTTTCATGTATTTAGTTTTAAATTGTTATTACTTTGCAACCCACCCTGTATTCCCCGTACCACTTTCTTTAACATAAAGCGAAGTTCCTGCTCCACCATCTGTTCTATGGTAAACCGCCCCAACGGGTGCAGTCACTACTGATTCAGGTGAACCACTCCCAAACCTGTCATATAAAGTTTGAATAGCTGCATATCCGCTATCATCTGCTAACCTTACGTCTAAGCCTGTACTGTTTCTTTTTAATGCTGGGTAACTTGACGTTGTGCCACCAAATTGTAGTAGTCCGAAGTCTGTTGTAGCGTTGTTATACAATGTCCAATTACCATTTGTAGCTGACCTAATCCACGATTTTGAAGTCACACCAAAATACCCCCCTGAAACAATATCGGATCCGCTTGTAATTGCTCCTGTTGGTGCGGAAATACCGCCTTTAATGTTCAATGAACCCCCATTTGAAACGCTAAATTGTGTAACGCCATTTAATTCTAAATCCATTAACAACCCCGTAAACCCACTCTCAGCATTAACCCCCAATTTAGTTCCCGAAGTATTCCACCCTGTTGATGTTGTACCTGTAGGCTCTATTAATAGCGTTGGTTTTGTAGTTGTGCCTGTGCCACCGCTAAAGCCTGTGCCACTTAATAGCATTGAGGGAGTTGATGCGGTTGTGTTGATAGCGTTGTGAATTCCTGCTAATGGTGTTGTTAAATTGATTCCTATTTTGCCACCATTTGACATTAATTTTAAATTCCCATTGCCTTGCAACTCTATTTCAGGCGAAGTATATGACGACCCACTCCCAGTAGTATATAATCTTACTGTATTATTTGAAGGAGACCCCATGCAAAACGCACCTGAATTGAACGCAAAATATTGAAAAACTGCAGTTGAAGAACTATAAGAATCGTTATAAAATTGTGCCAAATATGGGTTTTGCCCTGTTAAATGCACTCGTAATCCATCAATTGTATTTGCCCCTTGAATGTCTAATGTAGAAGTTGGCGCGCTTTGCCCTATCCCTATCCTCGAATCATTTCTAACTGTTAATAAATTCGTCCCCGAACTGTTCCGAACCCTCAAAGCATTTGTAGCACTTGTACTACCCGAACCTTGTATGTCTAATCTTGAAGTTGGTGTAGGCACGCCAATACCTACCCGATCAGGGTTAGCGGATACTGTAAAACTATCCAACGCCCCAAATGACCCCGCATTATTATACTGTACTTGCATTGAACTACCTCCCGGACTTGTAGCAAAGTTAGACATCCCCAAAGTCTTAACTGCTGACCCGCTCAATTTTAATCTTAGCAAATTACTTGCAACTGTTAATGTGTCAATCGTTTGAATTTCATTTGTTGTGCTTCCATCTACTTCCGTGCCTGTGACGGTAAACGATGGATAAGTTCCACTAACTGAATTTATACCACCGCCAGCAATACTTACTGTTTGGTCAGGCAATGAATTAGTAATTGTCATAGGACTTGCCCCAGACAACGTTATTCCCGTTCCACCTTGCATATAAGTTTCTAAAATATTAGTTGAAATCCGTAAACCCGTTCCCGCAGTTATTTGCTCAGGTGCGCCATTCGTTGTAGATCCACGCCCTAACAATCTTGAAGCGTTCATCTGTGGCAAATCTTCCAAATCAATACTATCTGGTGTCCATTGCGTACCGTTGTACGTTAACACTTCACGCCCTTGCGGTGTTTTATTTTCAACCGTAACCCCGTTTATTTTACGTACAAATGTGGAATTAAGACCACCCACAACATCACCTGCTAATGTAGTGTCTGCGACACCACTACCGCCTAAAGTCACTAAATACCATCCAGGCTCACCCGTTGCTGTGTCCGCTCGTATAATGTAAACAGAATCCAAAGTTGCGTCCGTTGGCGACCATCTTAATTGGTTCGGTCTTAGCTTTGTTTGTGCATTCGTTACGCCTTGACTTTGAGCGTTACCAAAAAATGAAACAAATAAGCCTAAAACTATTAATAAATATCTCATATTATCTTTGTTAATTTTACGATTAAATTATCATGGTTTGTTGTTACGGTAAACGTTATCAATCCAGTTGCTGTGTTGAAAGTGTAATCCTCTTCACTCATTTTGCTACCATTTAGATAAATCTCTAAATAGTAGGCATCTGCTGAATACGGATAATTCAATACCGTTCCATCTATTTCAACACCTTGTAAACTTAGCGTTGTGCTTGTCAAGTCTTCAACAAAATATTCTAATATCATAGGATTATCTTCGTTTTCAGCCGTGTAATTATTACACGACACAAAGTTAAGTAAAAATGTGTAAACACCACCGATAGCGACCGCATCACCACTTGAATCCTTAATAGTCATGGACACCGTTGCATCTTCATTAAATGCTGTTGGATTCGTGAACTTACTCCCAGACGTCACAATCTGGTTGTACGTCAATTTTCTGTTTAAATATCTAAACGTTAATGTGTAGTTACCCGTTTCAGGTGCGACAAGGTCAATTTCAGCACCAGTACAATTGCAAACGTCTATTTTTGTATAACAACTCATTCGACAAATCCGATTAAAGTGAATAAAATAAATATAGGTAGGTAAGTCCAATCACCAACGAATAACCAAAAATTTACAACGGACACCGGAATAAGCAACCGTGTACCAAAACAGACAGGACAAAGGATATATGATGCCGTTACGCTTGAATGTTCCCTAAATACACGATCAACTAAGTTAACACGTTCATCTATATCGCAAGTCGCTGCCTTTGCATATTCACGCTTAAAATTATCCTTATCTTTGACTGAATTTAAAACAATACTATACCTTATTGAATGGAATATTTTCCCGTAATCCATAGCCATGTCAAGCCATTTAGCCAACTTGCGAACAACGTAACCTGTAACTGAAGCAACAATTATTAACTGCAAGAATAACATAGGCTATCAACTGATTTAATTGTCTGATAATTAATTACTACTTTCGTGTATTCAAGTATGTTTTCGGTTATTCCTAACTCCCGACTAACCGCCTCATGGTCTTCATTCACTTCAGTAACATTGTAGGCATTCATTATACGCTCTAAATTGCAAGTCTGATAAAAGTAAAGCGTAATTTCGGTTGATAGCGTGTAAAACTCTACATTTCTAACAGTTGCGTATTTCTTTGACGGCTTATAAATAACATGGTTAGCGGTTGAATCGCTAAACTCATATTTGCCGTTGTATTCCGTTACAACATAATCGCTTAAAAAGTCTTTTATCTCTTGAATAATTGATTCAAACATTGTCTGTATATTTTCCCGAACTCTTCTCTGCAATATTGCTTTTCATCTTCGGAAGGTTTCCATATTTGTCCGTAATGGTCTGTGTGTTTTTGTGCTATTTCGTATTGTTCAGCCGAATCAAACCCTGCAAAAAATCTGTTACCATCCTGGCCTACTTGAAAACTATCACTAAGATTTTTATATAATTGTAAATCTATATATCCAACTTGTCTGCCTTTTCTTTTCCTATAAGCTACATACTTTTCACCAGGCAGATAATCAGGATAAGAATTTTCAGGCAAAACAAAGTTTTTATTATAATCGCCAATCTGTGAACCGTCTGTTTTTTTGCCTTCTTGATGAATACGTCTTTTCATATCTGCTACCAATGAGTTAAGAGCCGAAATACTCGCCTCTTTAATACATTGCTCAAAGCTATCTTTTAACGTATTCTTTGCCATTTATTATAATTGTGCCGTCCTTTTGAATTACGGTCTTTGGTTTTTCTTGCTGTTTCTTTTGCTGACATTTTGAACAAGCCATATCATACAAATTTTACGTATCGCATACCAGATGCGATGACCTCGTTATTAATTTTAAAATCAATCCCTTTTACTAAGTTTCTAAGTGCGCTCCAATATTCGCCCGGCTCTGTCATGCTTGTATTGGACCAATTACCTATGTTTTCCCTTGCCTGCCCCTTTGAACTTTCAACTAAATAATTAACCCTATCCGTGTTCAATATCTCCCACATCAATTTTATTCCAAACTGCCATAAAAACGGATATTCGAGCAAACTTGAATACGTGCAAATAAGTTCATCCGTATCAACTTTCATAAATGAGTTAAAACCCACATTATATGTGAAGTTAGTGTTTTGGCATTCAGAAACGCAATGCGTTGACGGTCCAGATTCCCATCCGGTAGAAGTAAACTCTATTGAGCCTGTTTGAGAACTAAAAGTATGGTCTATAACCAATGTATTAAAGCCTTTAGTAATATTGAAACTTTGCGTTGTAATATCGCTACCATCTGTAATTGTTATTTGAATGTCTGTGTTAATGTTGAATTTTACTATTAAACTTTTAACGTGCAATTTTGTGAACGGCTCTAAACTAATGTCTTCAAATCGTACATAAGCCGTTTCGCTACCTACAACCGGAGTACCGTAAACTTTCCGTGCGGTGTGGTCATAGCCTTGAAGTATTCTTTTCGTTTTCGCTAATTCTGTTATAAAGTCATTCTTTACCGTAATTTCTGCTGAACGGCACAGCTTATTAAAAAGGTCGATAGCGTTCAAGTAATCACTATCTGCTGTGTTTGCAAGTTTCTTAATCGAAACGCCAGGTAAGTCGTTAACAAAGTATTGAGCATCGGAATTTATATCTCCGCAACTATGCCTTAACCCTAATTCTAAACAACTCATATTTTTTATTTAAAGAGGGGCGCACATAAGTACGCCCCGGTTCAACCAACAAACGGAAATATTAATTTAATCTCGTGATCGCTGCGAATCTGGGCAGCGTTACCGCAGACCCGGTCTGCGATACTGTAAATCTTACATAGCGCCCAGGATAAGAACCTTTAAGGCAGTTTATTAAACTATTAGTAGCTGTTGTACCAACGGTAGTAGTCGCTATGTGTGTCCATCTTGCAGATTCTTTGTTAAAATTCTGAGTGTAAACTCGTACAGTAACCGTACCAGTACCTGACACCCTCGTTAATCCCAAGTGACCAATAACGTCAATTGATGCCGAATTACGAGCATCTACAACATAAGACGTTGAATCTGTATTTGTCAACGTGTCAAGCGTTGTGCCGTATAGCGGAAACACTTGCGCATCTGCTTTTACAGAGAACAAGAAACCAACCGCCAAAATAAATAAAATCTTTTTCATGTGTATCAAAATTTTTAAAGGTTTAATTAAAATGAAGTACAGTCAAGTCCGGCACAAGTCAACTCCCATGCTAAGATTCCAGGATCCCAACAAGTGTCGTACATAGCTTCGGTTACGTGGAACAAGCCGTATGGCTTAGAGATTGTGAATTTCCAAGTCTTGTCACAAGTGTACACGATGTCACAATCAAACTCAAATCCACCGTACATAATCTTGTTTGCCTTATGTGTCTCAAGATTCAAAGCATTGTACTTCTCATTTTTGAACCACTCAACAAGTCTAACCGTTCCCGGCATCCAAGTGATCATGTTTTCAATAGAGTTGCCAAGTGTAGTGTCAAGCACATAATCTGTGAACAAATCAACTGGGAGACCTGGATTGTAAGGCGATGTAAATTGTCCAGTACCCTGATACATCGCTGCCATTCTTGCAGTTTCAAGTTTAGAACCACCAACCGCAATTGGTTTACCTGCAAACCCGTTCTTTCTGTATTCAGTAATCACCTGAGAAAGAGCCAAAGGCTGATAAGCACCTGCGCTTGAAATAATTGAGACACCTTTTGGTGAACTTGCAGAATCACCACCTGAAGGGTAATCCCCGGCTTGTGCATAAATAAGCGTCACTAAACTATTGTTAATCTGTGTTAAAATATTTTGACACGCTTGAGCCGTTTTAAGGGCAATCATTTCATTTGGAGTGTAGTCCAAATTTGCAAAGGTTGAATGATCAATTGTGAACTCTCTCCATGCTTCCTGATCGACAGTTACATTTGTGTAAACAAAAGGGTCACTTGCTCCCGTTTCAGCGGTACAAATATTCTTTGACCCCGTATTTGTGTAAGTGCAATCAGGTGCAACGCTTCTTACTTGTACGTAAGGTTTTCCTGAAGTGTTTTGCGGTTTGTCTTTACCGTTAAGTACTTCAAATTGAAGTGCTGCTAATCCTTGTGTATTTGCAGGTGAAGTTACCGCCTCGAGAACGCCCACTTGTGGCATAAGTTGTTCAGGTGCGGACGCCTGAAGTGCCAAGTTGTTAAGTGAGATTTGTAAATTTTGGAACGCTTTATTGTCCGTCCCTGATGCCATTGCCATATCTTTGGTATTTTAGTGTTAAATAATCTTTATCCGGACGGATATTTTAGAACTGATTATTAACGTGACTCAGAATCACAATGCAAAGATACAACAATTTATTTAAATATTATAAAGCAACGCTATTACCACAGAGTAAGGGAGTATTTAATTTAAAAATTAGATTAAAATACAAAATGACCCTCAAAATGTAGTTGTAAGAAATAGGGTTAATTTTTCTTTAGCAAATTAGACACTTCCGCCACAGACCTTTTCTTATGTATTCTCCTTACGGATAGGCTTTTTCGTTCGGTGGGTTCTTAACATGATACTCTGTGTCGCAGGTTGTCCGTTGCTATGACATTGCCCGACTTCCACCGTTCTAATTTACTTTTTTTCTTTTTACTTTAAAAAATAATATCCTTACATTTTGATAAGGTTGCAAGCAAAACCGATATTTGATAAAATAAAAAAACCCGTAGGCGCAATCTACGAGTTTATATAAAAAAAGCCAAAAGGCTAATTAAATCTTTCGTTGTAATGATTGCGCCATTATTAGCACAAAGATACAACATTTATTTGATATAAAAAACGAAGACCCGGCAGCTGATCTTACGGGAAGCTAACCGGGTACAGTTATTGCAGAGATACACTTTTATTTTTAATTACCAAACACCACCACATTTTCTTTTCTATTCTGTTGGCGTACCTCGTATATCCGCAAATCTTTATCCGCAATCATTTAACAAATTTACATAAACTTATATTAATATGCAAATAAAAAAGGGGTTAATTTCTTAACCCCTCAAAAAAACAGAACTATGAAATTACTCTCCTGGCACGTATGCCAATTGTTTTGCCATCCATGCAGGTATATTTTGCCCCTCGTTTGGTTTTTTAATATTAGGGTTCGCTTCACCACCCCCAGGATTAGATTGAGCGACCAAATCAGAACTGAAATGATTCCAAGCATCATCAATGCTTTTCCATACATTCTTGCCATCTGGTGCAAGTGCCTTACTCCCATCTTTAGCAAGTAAAGACCCGTCAGGCTTAATGTCGTAATTCGCTTCGATCTCTTGAAGAACTAACTTAGTAAACTTGTCGGCACTTTCTTTTTTAAACCAATTAGTCTCAGCACTTTTTCTCTTAGCAATCAACTCAATTTCCTTGCGTGTCAATTTGCTTTCGTAGTCGAGCTTTACTTTCTCAACCTCTGTTTTTAGCAGTTCTTCCTTTTCGTGAATCTGCCCGGACAACTCCGCAACCTTAGTTTTTAGTTCATTGACTTGCTTCTTTGTTTCTTCATCTGTAATCTTAGAACCTTCGTCAATCTTAGCCTTTACAGTTTCTTCAGCTTTGGTGACAAGTTCATCCCAATCCAACGCTTCAGCTTGTGAGTTACTTAATCCCATTTGAGCAACCCTGCTAATCTTTCGCTTTGCTTGTTTTTCAAAGATTTCATGTTGCGCTTTGATGCCATTAAGGTCAAGTTCTTTTTCAATTTTCACCCGTATCAGTTCCTCGTTTTTTTCGAGTTCTTTTTGCAGTTGATTCTCCTGATCTTCCGTCAGTTCCAATCCCATCTTCTTCAATAATTCTTTCATTTGTTTCCGTTGTTTTAGGTTTAAAAATAAGGTTAAAATCTTCGACGCTCATGAAGTCGCCACCGTTGGCAACGTTGTTATGAGTTAGTCTAATGTTCGCAGTTGCCTCGTTACATTCAATTTCCCGTACATCTGTTGGCACGATGCCATGAATCGGGTCATTGACGTACTTTAGTTTAAAAATTTTCATTCCGTTTCGTTTTCGTTGTTAAAAATAGTATCTTTATGAAATCCGCAGACAATTAAAATACCGTTAAATGCTTGCATTACGGTATCGTAATCTGACTCTTCTGGTATTTCAACCTCAATTACTTTGTCGTAATGTTTTACTTTTATTATCATTGTTTCTGTTTTTTAGCTTTTAAATATGAAGGCATAGACGCGATTGTAGCCGTATGCCCGCAATTATGACCACCACGAACCACCGGAAAACTCTCCATTGTCAATTCCATTCCAGACCCGTATCCGCTTTGATTCTTATATTTAGGTATGTCTTCCCTTAATTCTTCAAATGTAATAAATCCTTTTCTGTCATTAACCCAGTGTACGCATTGAATACGTGACGTTTCAATTATCGATCCTGTATAGAAATATCCATCGTATTCGTATTGCGTGGATAGTTGCTGTTGAATCATACCGTCATACATTCCAAGCGTATTACGTGCAATTACTTTGGACCATTGAGCAACGCCTTGATCTTTGCTTATAAAACTCGTTAATGCTTCAAGTGTATCTTTACGGTTCGCTTGACCTATCACATTTTTAAATAGTAATTGTTGAATACCTGGACGGATTGCCATGTCAACCGCCTTATCGAGTGCCAATTGGTCAGCTACCAAATCAGTCATTATCTTTTTTGCAAATCCTATCTCTAAATTAGAAACAGTAACGCCCATAGCGGACTGAATGCCTAAGTTAAGTTCTGAAATATCATCAAACTTTTTTATATAAGCCGTGAAGTTGATATTGTAATCGGATTCAAGAATCTTTAGCAGTTCTTTTCTTAACCCTATCAGTTTTTTGCGGTTAAATTCAGAGTTAACCAACTTGCCATTTTTATATTCAAATTGATCTAAGTACTCTTTAAGTTTGCCTTTATTATCCGGGAGTAAATCTTGAATGGATTTAAAAAAGTCATCATCCGATTGACTGATTAAGTCCGTTTTTTTCGCTATAAGATCTTCTAATTTGCTCATTTGATCTGTTTTTCATAGTTTCTGCATTATCATCGTAATTTTCTAACAACGTCTGTACAATTACATCCGCTTTGTATAGGTCGAACCCTGAATAAATACCAGCAGTCATCCTTGCGTCAATCTCTGTTTGATTAAGCATTAAAATAGGCGATTCCTGCAAAGCTACTTTGTAAACTTCAATCATCATATCGTCACCGTTATACTTATCACTCAAGTATTTCAAGTAACTGTAATACCTATCTGCCAAAGGTGCTTCGATTGCTTCGGTCTGTAAAGTTAAAGTGTCCTTAATTTGTAGTGATTTTGGCACAAAAACCGTTGGTATTTGCCTTGATTCCTTTACAATTACAAGGTAACACTCATAGTAATATAAGATTTGTTCAGCGAACATCTTAAAACTACTCGCTAACCTGAGCAATTTGTCTTGCTTCTCTTCTAATCGCATTGACTTAGCAACTCCACTTTCTGCACTTGTCGAATCCAATACGTGCAAACCTGCTTCTTCTTGCCCTTTCTTCAACAAGTCCATTGCCCTATTATAGCTTGAATCTATTGAACTTTGTTGAGGTGCAACAAACACAACTGGTTCACGTTTATTACCGCCCTCCATCATGCTCTCAGGTGCGACCAAAGTATGGTAAGGTGAATCACCTGTAACTATACCACGTCCACCGCACTCACTACATTTACTTACATTGCCTTCGCTATCAGTTACATGACCATTACGACATCCATCCGCTTTGCACGGTATTTCCGTCATTATCTTAATCGGATAATCATGTTGAACTGAAACCGCCTGACTATCTGAAAATCTATTAATTACCTCATCCCAGTATTCAAATGAACCACTCAAAAATGATTCGTTAATCATTAACTCATCATCAAACACGGTAGTTATGCCCATTGCGGATACTATCGGAATATCTCCAATATTATGATTATAGGTAAATATTTCTTCTACTTCAATTTTACCACCACTTGCAAACCTATCACGGTAAACTATTATATCGGTTGCAGAAATTATCCAATGTTCGTGTAAATTTTTACCTAAGTCTTTAACGAGGTAAACGCCACCATCATAAGTTCCGACAATATCTTCACATTCAAAAAACTTGACCTGTGGCATTGCCATTTCCAAAGTATTTGCCCAGTCTGTTTTCTTCGGATAAATGACGAACAATCCGTTCGGGTCTAAAACCGACAACCGCAAAGCAACTTCAAGCATCCAATTTTCAAAGCTAAGCTCTTTGCGATTTGACTTAAAAGGATATGCTTCTAAATATTGAGTTAACCGATCTGATTTCCCCTTTACAATGATACCTGAGTTATTGAAAATTCGTGATACCATCGAAAACCATGATTCGGTTGAAGACCTTGTGATTCGCCTTTGATTCGCTATCCGATATTCCTTAATACTTTCTGGCTCAGTCGGTCTTTGGATTTCTAAAAGGCGCTTTAACCCATCGCGTGTGCAATGGGTTTCAGCCTGTTCGTAAATGCGGATCATCTCCGCCTTTAACTCCTTATTTATTAATTGCGCATCTTTAAAAATCATCCGTTATTTTTAAGATATGACTGCCTGAACTCCTGGCAATTCAACAAAATGCAACACCTCGATAGGTCTAATTTCAAACTGGCATACCCACTTAGCTTTTCCAGCTTCACCCGCAACAACTGAAGGTATCTTTGTTATTGAAAACTCATATCCAATTGATTCGCCTGAAATAGTCGCTGGGCTTCCGGCTGCTATCTCTGTTGCCCATGCTTTTGGTACGTAAAAATATCCATTCTTGTCAATCCAATTTAATCTTAAAGTGTTTGCGTTTTCAAAAATGGTGTTCCAATAAACACAAGAATCGGTAGGGTCAGTGCCAAACTGATAAGTTTCATAATCAATAGTGTAGGTTACCCCACCGACTGACTTTCTGCCCTCACCATCAACTTCAAATGTGGTTTGCGAAGGTTCGTTTACGGTAATTTTACCAGGTGGCATCAGGTGTGTTGTTCCGGCTGTTACTCTGTCCGTCCACTCATCAGCATCCAATACGTCTGTAAATGAGGAATCGCAAGTATGCAGAATCATTTTTGCACTTCCGAACTCTAAGAATGCGTCAACACATTCAAAGTAAGAAGCCGGAACGTCTGCGATTGTTCCGCAATTTGTATTACAAAGAAGGCTCATCTAAGTTTTGTTTTAAAGGTTCAATAATTTTTTCCATTATTTCCGTTGGTGTTGGTTGAACCTTTTCTTTGAGTAAGTAATACCCTTCTTTAGTTATAGCGTCCTTGTTTTTCTCATAGAGTTCTGCGCTATATTCTTTTACTCGGTATCTCTTACCCGTAAACTTATGCAAAAATACAACTTTTTTTGCAATTAATTTTTTCTTTGCCATATCGTATTATCTTCTTTAATCATTTTGTAAATTTCCTCGGCTGAAGTTGGAGAATAAAAAGTAAGATCTTCGCTAATTATTATTTTAGAATATTTATTCCCGTCTTCATCGATAACAGTTGTAACAGCCCAAATATCAGTGAATAATGCTTTCCCTACATCTAAATCAGAAAGTGAAACTTTTACATCAACTTCATTCAGCGCTATGCTTTGTGCTGTATCAATATACACATCTACCAATATAATCATATTAACACGTTTTATTCATTTCGCATTCTTGCCATACTTCAACCTGGACCTTAAACATATTTAAAAACGGCTCAGCTTGCACGGATTCTAATAAATATTCTTTATCGTCAATCAACAACTTTTCACCTGCTAACAATTGACCGTATAGAGTATTTTTAACATAAGCCGGAACTGGGTTTCTAAATGTTAGCGTCCATATCTTACGTGTTGTTACTGACTTGGCACGGTCAATGAACAATTCTTTTTTAATCGAATATCCAGAATCCCTTAAAAACCCGTCAAACTTTAATGTGTTATTGTAAATCAACTTAGTGCCAACGTAGCCCGGATAAGGTTGCCCGTACCAATTGCCAAAACAATCATAATTAGTATAAACACCTTGCACCTTTACAACGCTATCACATTTTGATGCACCAAATTGTTCTGTGCAAATCTCTTGACTTACAACATCTAATCCTTCAGCCTTTTTATAAGACGTAACAGTTAACGACCAACACTTGCAACGTGCGAATAAAGCCGTATCAACCTCAAGAATCTGATACGAATAGTTGCCATCCCATCCAACCATACCAGTCGCGAAGTCTGATAGTGTCGTGAAGTCGTCACCAACTGAACAATTAAGAGTAGCCTTAATAAATGCACCCCATCCATCAACCGGATTAGTGGGGTCATCGTTGTATTCATCTACAAATCTGAACTGAAACTGTATCTTATCTCCTGCTTCGTACACCATTGTGAAAGCCGGGTCATACGATTTTTTTGATTCGCACCAAACACGGTCACAATCATTTAATATCCAATCCTTTTGCGTTGGTTCACAATCTTCCTTAATCGGCAAAGTTACAGAACGATTAAAGTCCTGCAAATCCGTACATTCGTAACTTGAATAAACTGTTGTGTACCTTGCCATTTAATCTAAAGTTATTGTTTTCGTTTCTGTTAATTTCGTAGAATATACGTTGTTCATATTGAATTTATCAGTAATGTAACACCCTTGCGTTGTTAACACCGTAATAAAGCCCTGAATGTCAACAATTGCTGTACCTGTTAACTTGATATATTTGTTGTTAGGGTAGTAAACAAACTCAAAAGTGTCTGAATCCGATTCGCTTGTGAACTCCCATTTTTGCGTACCCAACCACTTTGAACCTACAGCGTTTAATTCAACCCAAACCTTAGCAACCGAACCCGAAAATGAACCGTAAGCGAGCGACATATTAAGACTGTTTGCCCCCGCATCTTCAATTGCTAAAGTCACGTCTAAAGTTTCTGCTCCACAACTGCCAGCTATTGAATTATCATTTATGCCAATCAAATCTAAAGTGTAAGCTTTACCTATGTCAAGTAACTTAGTGTCAATTTTAATATCCACCAAATCACTTCCGTCAAATGTCTGAGGCAAAACCGTTATAGGTGTTGAATTTAGTTTAACAAATGCACTATTCAAATAGACGTTTTCTTCGTTCTCTAAATAAGCGATCAGATTGTAAGTGTTTGGCGTTAAGTTCTTGAAACGTGCGACAACAACTTCATTATCTTCAGCGCAAATCCTCGTTATCTCGTTGTTATCCAAATCAAACAACCCAATAAATTCTATGTCCGTATCATCCACCCGTGCATCAACACTAAATGATTGTTGATAATACGTCACATCGGTAGATTTTAACCCGTTATCAAGTTGAATATTAAAAGTCCATTCGTGCGTTAAGAATAAAGTTTTGCCAGTCCATTCTGGTCGAATCCTTAACGTTGTAACACCACCGTGTTCTATTGCGGTATCAATCAACCCCCAATCTCCTACACTCTCGGCGCTCGAATAATTCAAAGGTAATCCGTCTTGAACTTTTTGCTCTGTAATAAATATCCGGTAATTGCTAAGGTTGTCGTCAAATGTACCGTTACTCCCATTAATTATAATATTATCATTATAACTTGTCTTGTCAAACAAAACTGCAAACCTTAAACGCTCATTAATAGCAACACCAGACACGCAATTCAAAAATATTTGCGTCGTGTCAGTGTAGTGTTCAATTTCATCTGTAATATTTCCGGAAGTAGGCGGTATATAGTCAGTAACCCGTATTGAATCAGTAATAAAGCTATTTGAAAACTCATTAGTCTTTACCGGAACAAATACTACCCGATAAACATTGCCTTTAGTGATGTAGTCTTTATCAATTACAATATCAACATATTTTACGTTACCAGATATTGTGGTAAGTGCCGAACTTGAACTAATTGCAGCACTATCAATTGTGTCAACTGCTGTGCCTGACCCCGACCCACTGAAGAACTTCCCGTTTAACTCTATGTCAGTCCAATAGTTTGTTCCGTTACCTTGTCCAAACTCTCGGAAAATATAAACCCACCACCCCCCAACAGCGTGTGTACTCCCTGTATTAATTTGCAGCCTAATAGTTGTATCCGTATGTGTCGAAAATCCATCTATTTGTGTTCCATTTTGGAACAACTTATAATCAAAATCCGACCATTCAGAATCTACGTTGTACAACCCTTTTTCATACCAACGAGCGGTAAAATCAATATCACATACGCCTTGTTGCTCGACGTTATAATCTCCATCCGTAACCACAACGTAAAATCGCATCACCCTATCCTCGTTAAATACGGAAGGCGTAACGTTATCCAACTTCTTAGGATTTAACCTGTGATTTTTTAAACATCTGTCTGCAGAATCAAGTTGAAATTGTGAAGGCGCTTTCCCAACGTCCATCGTTGTAAGCCCATACGGTGTGATTGTAAATTGTGTAGTTGACGAACGGGTAAATGATAATCTAATATTCTCGTGACAAAAATCATAATCATGGCTAAGTTTAGTCATGTCAGCCGTACCGTTTGAACCTGGATAAGTGTGAGTATAACCGTACTTAGGGTAACTTGAATTTAGCAAAGATTGTACGTCTGTTGACCGTACAAAAAACATCGGCACAACAAATATTTCTTTACCTGCCAACGATGTTGTCGAAGTGCAAGTAAAGGCAATTTCACTCCCAAATGGACGTAAAACGCTATGTATGTTCTGAGCCGTTACAGTGCTAAAGGACAACGCCATCTTACCGAGTTTACTTTTACAATTCCATTTTCAAAATCTACTTCTATGCCGTCCGGCACCCCCACCCCCATGCTTGACTTTACCCCTAATCTTAACCCTTTCTTGTCTAACATTTCCACAAAGATACAAAAATTTTCAGGTATAAATTCAAATCCTGAACTATCAAGGTAAATATACGTGCGTGGGTCTTCAATCGCATAAAAGTTGTTGTACAGTTCATCCACATTTTTCTCATTGAAATATAGGTCATAATCGTATAGATATTTTTTTGTGCCTGGTATCTGTTTACGTTTAGACGCCATTCTTATCTTACCCTCAAATGAACCATCTATGTCACCCATTATTAACTTCATTGAAGAACTTAGACCATTTGATAAAACCATGTCACGGGTTGAACCACCTGCCAACCCGGTCAATTCATAACGCAATCCATCTACAAAGTCACTTGACCCCAACGCCCTCATATATGTTGCAGGTGAAAAATCTCTTAGCTGAATATCTAAACTACCCTTTTGCCATTCAGAAGGTGGGGAGTTCCATTCTACAATGTCGTTGTAAAGGTTCGACAAGTCGCCACCCTCTTGATCTAATGAATCGACATTATACGCAAAACGCCCGTAAGCGTAACCGCTATCTTTTGAATATTCATAAGTAATGTCACCCTTGACAGGTTGCGTATCTAAATCCAAAATAACATCTTGCACTTTTTCAAAAGCATCTTTGCGCTCAAAGTAAAGTACATTGTCCTCTATCCAATATTTTGCATTAAAAACGGGTTTGAATACTTCAAGTAATTGAAGTAAGGTGTAACTTGGTGCATTGTCTGGATCAAAGTTTACAAACCCATCACTTTTAGCAAAGCCTTTGCCTGAATCGCAAGGCACAAAAAGTATGTCCTTATATTTTGAAGTTTGTAATATCGAACTACTAAAGGTTAACCCTAATTTATTGCAATGGAATTCAAATACTTCACGTGGCGAATATGCCACATGGAAATAACCACAACCGTGTATCTTTTTTTCAAGTTCGTCAAGCCCTAAGTCACCGCTATCAAATAACCAATCCAAAGCTTTAATTAAAAAGACAATTGGGCGTAAAGCAATCCAATAAACTAACATCAAAACAACATTCATAAACCCGAATCCTGAACAATACGGCACGTTGTAATTTTGGTTTTCGTCTTTAAACCCGTTCTGGTACCAAATAGTCTTTTTAAGTTCGTCGTATTTACTCGACACTTTGCTAATCGGTGTAAAATCAATATAGCAGTTACCCAACGTAACCCCCCGATAATCTAACTTTAATTCATGTTCAAAGTCGCAACAACTTGAAGTCATTTTAACTGGTAATACTTTATCTAATGATTTATTCTCAAAGTAAATTGAGTAAAGATAATCGTAACAGTCACCAGTTGCTCGTACCTTATCGACATACTTTACCGTATCAACACCGTCTGTTGTGCTATCGTATTTAAGCCTGTACTTAAACTCACAAGACTTGCTAAAATCAATATTGTCTATTTTGATTGTACTCATGCCTTCAGTTTATTGAGTTTAGTCTGCTTTTCTTCCATTGAAGTTATCATGCCGTAAATGCCTTCATTTGAAATACCCATGTGGATTTCAAGCCTTTCAAGTTTCTTTCGCATCATTTTGTTTTCTCTTACAAGTTCGTTAAAGTTCTCAGTATAGTCCTTCCCTTGACCAGGTACTTCAATCTTAACATCACTTACCGACTTGCCTAACTTTGCGTACTCTACTAAATCCTTATTGGTAATTATGCCCATTGACCGCAAGTCTTTATTCTGATAAGCGTTAACTACCCTTTCACCTTTTGATAAACGAGCCGTTATAGAATCGCTTGTTTCAGTGCCTGGACCTTGCACGTAGTCTGTACCCTCTTTGAATGCAGGTAACGCACCGAATGAATTGGCAACCGTTGCCAAACTTGATGCAATCGTAGCGCCGATTAAAACCGCCTTTATAACTGCCGAAATACCAGTTGGATCGGATACAAAAGCCTTTGTAATTGCTGTTATCGTTTCTGAAGCCGACACCGCTTGGTTAATCGCTATCTGAATAGATGCAATTTTACGGCTTCGCTCGACCTCACGCTCTCTCGAGCGTTGTAATTTATCTAAACGCTCTTCTTCGATCTGTAATGATTCAGCAGTTCCAAACTCAGCTAATTCTCTAAACCTGTTAACCTTACGTTCTTGCGCTCCTATCTCATTATCAATTAGTCTTAGCCGTGCATCGCTAATTTGTTGTTCGATATTAAATACATCCTGAATGCCTTGCTTCTCAAGTTCTAATCGTTCCTTATCTTTTGCTTTTTTATCATCATTCTGTTTGTCCAAATCTCTATTGAAATCATCTGCTAATTTTTTCAAAGATTTTAAAACGCCTTCCGTGTCCTTTGCTGTTGCTTGCGCTATCTGCCCCTGCACATCTTCACCAACCAACACATCACGTATCAATTTAACATACGTAGCACGTAGCGAAGGCGATATATTTTTAGGTATTTGGGTTTCTAAATAATTGGCTAATATTTCAGCAGTCCCTGTTGCTTGTGCTTCAAGTACTTTTCGCTCTTGTGCCGTAATTTCAGTAGTCGACGGCAATAAACTAATTTGCTCTCGTTTGAAAATATCACGTCTTATCTTTTCAAGTTCTCTTTGGTATTGAGCAAATCTAAGTTTACCATAAGTTACTTTTTGTTTTTCAGTTCCTACAAAGTTATCCAAATCTTGTTTATATGATATATTGGCAACAATCGCCCTCTGTTGATATTCATTTCCCCAAATACCTAAATTGTCATTTGCAAAATTCGCCCTATCAATCTTTAATTTATTTTCAATCTTGATGACTTCAGCATAATATTTAACATTCAATAACTCCCGATCTTTTTCCAAATCAAGTAATACCTGACGCTCTTCCTGATAGCCTTTGATTTTTGCCTGGCTTGTTGGCAACTTAGATATTAATTCTAATCGTCTTCTTGATTGCTCTATCTCTATTTTTAATAGTCTGTTTTCGGCTTCATTGACAATATTTAATGCCGTTCCCTTTTCTTTTAAAATATCAATTTCCCTTTGTTGGTCCGCAAGTCCTGATATTCTAAGTCTTGAATATTCTTTGTCGACCGCTAACCGCTTTAATGTCGCTTCTGCAAACTCATTTGCCCACTTTGCATATTCTTCACTTGCACCCTTTAACGCTTGGATTTCTCCAAATGTCTTATAAGCCTGAGATGCCAACGCCCCGATTGCTACAACAAGTAATCCGATTCCAGTAGATGCAATAGCTAACTGAAGACCACGCATTGCCCCGCTCAAAGCGACCGTTTCAGTTGTCGAAATACCTAACAATACGTTCGTTCCTGCTAAACTTGCATTCCATACATTTTGAGCAACCGATGTTGCGACCAATCTTACCGCATTATCTGCCTGAAGTAAGTTAGTTATCTCTTGCAAGCCTTGCAGAACTGCCATCGCTCCGTTTATCTTAATTAAGGTCTTTTCAAACTCTTTAGATTCAATCCCTGCCAAACCTAATACACCCTGATAAGCCGTGAACCCTGCAACCACACCCCGTATTGCGCCTATCCCGGCATCAAGTCCGAGTGTGTCAGAAGCCAACGCCCTAACTGCATTTTTAACATCACCAATTTCGTCTTGTAACTTACCAGCTTGTACTTGCATATCTCTAAAAGCCTTAGTTCCACCAAGTCCTGCCTGTTCCATTCTTACCAATTCCTCTCTTGCCTTTGCAAGTTTACCCCTTAGCGATTCTGTTTTTGTTGCGCCCTCTGTTATCGTTGAACCAAATTTTTTAGCTACGGTTTCAGCAACAATTAAACTATCAGCTAATGTCTTGTCTTCAATACCTAACTTTTGCATCTTATCCTTTAGAAAAGCAACTTGCTTACCTAATATCTCAAATTCGTCCGTAGTGTTACCGATTATCTGATCTAATTTTTGTAAATCTTTTTCTGATAGTTTAGCTATGGCGTTCGACATCGGAGTTAACGCACTTTGTAGTTCTTTTGTCTCCTGTGTAAATTTGTTAATTGCGCCATCTGCAACCTTAGAAATAGAACCTCCTAAATCGAAGAATTTGCCTTTAGCAGTATCAGCCTTTGCCTCAAGTTTAGACAGTTGCCCTTCCATTTCAGCAACTTTAGCCTGACCTTGAATATCAAGTTCAATTACAATACTATCTTTAGAAATTACTGCCATGTTGTCAAATTTAGCACAAAGATACAAAAAAAAAGGCAGTCATTTACTGACCGCCCTTGAACAATATTAACTAACCTTAATACAATGCTATGGAGTTAACGAATTTAATAATTCGTTGAATACGTCACGTCTTTTCAATTAAAATATCTCTTACTAAAGCACAATACTCAAATAACTGCCTATCTTCCAACTCCTTCAAATAATGTTCCAAATCTGAAACAGTCCATGTTCTAAAATAATCTCTTATCTCTGAATCAGTCCATGTAAGAAAGAAGAAGTACGGGTCAATTAAAATACTCATCATTTACATCTAATATCATTTTGATGCAATACGCAATCTCACAACTTGCAATAAAGATAGCTAAAAATATCATATTCTCTTATTTAAAACGCCCATAACCAATGCACACAACTCAAACATTTCATGTTGCTCAAGTATGTATAACAAATTAATCAATTCAGTATTATCACCCGTTCCGCACCACTCTACAAATTCAGCATCCGACCATCCTTTAAAAAAAAGTTCAGGGGCTATTAGTTCATAAAACCTATCTATATCCTTGTCCATCCCTTGTATCAGCAATTATGCAAGTGAACAAAAGAAAACAGCAATATACAAGTGCAAGCTTACATAGTCCTATAATCATTTATCAAAGTTACTCATTTTTTTATTAATAATCAAGTATTCAAGAAATTCAATAAACGGCATATCCATAATTTTTTCAACACTCAACCCAATCACTTTACTACTGCTGAATATCCACATATTTAAGTCTTCCTGATATCCTTCGACTGCTTGTTTGAGATCGAATCTTGAAAAGCTAATTCTATCTCCTTTACTTCCTGATTCTGGAAATAATCCCCTACTTCTGTATCGCTCAATGATTGACTGAAACCTTTGGCTAAATGAATTGCTTGTTGCAAAAAAAAACCCTTAACTACTTCGTCTTTTAAAAGTTCATCTTTCAAGCTATCGTAATAAGTTGAAGGCTCTTTTTCATCATCTACCATTATAACCGCTTTCGCCAGGTCAATGAACCCACGCTCAAAAGACTTTAATTGTAATCGAACTCCCAACATTTTATTAAGGTACAAAGCCTGTTGCAAATTGCCACGCTTCAATAATTCCTCTTGTTCTTGCTGGAATGATTCTAAGTCTTCACGGGCAATGTTAACCGCTAACTGATTCAAAGCTAAAGTAAACTTTAATGCTCTTGCGGTCGATAGCCTTTTAGGTGACGTTTGCCCGACATCTGGATCACAAACATAAAATTTATGCCCTTTGTGTTTAAAGTCTGCTTTTCTGAACTTGAACCAATCAGATATTTTCATATTTCAAAGTTAATACTTTTTTAATTAATCCGCAAACTTTTTCTGTCAATGTCGGCAATGCCTTTTGGGAATATCGCATTAATCCCGTATCGCATAGCATCGAAGCAGTCTAATTTATAAGTCTGCCTGTCTTTCACCAATCGCTCATTTTCGTCAATCTTAGCATTTTTAATGTCCTGGATAGTCTGAACCATTGACCGATCAAAGTAAACGTTTATGTTTTTGAAAGCATAATTAACTAATCGCCTTGAGTAGTCTAATTGCTTGTTTGCTTTCTTATAATGCTTGAAACTAAAATCATTAAGCCCTAATTCACGCTTAATGATTGAATAATCAGTTACTAAACTAAAATTATCCAACCCAGCTGAAGTTGAACCGCTATTACCAGACCTGTCACCCGTAACAAAGATAGCGTTTTCGTGGTTCATGAACGTCTTTAAGTGTTGACATAGAACTTCAGTACCACCCTTAATCTGAACCTCTTGAACAAAATAAATGCCGTCCGGTAACTCTTGAAATAACAAACAAGTACACGGGTCGATATTAAAGTCAAATGTCAACCAAAGCGGATAATTAGGATTTATTTTAAAGTCGCCTACTTGCCTATCTTCGTTAAACTCGGTAATGAATGGACTATCATTCTGCACATAATCCCAATCACCGTATAGCAACCTTTGCCTGTCTGTTAATGGCAACCGTTCTAAAGTCTTTCTGTACCTATCGGCTTTTTCTTTGTCAGGGTTGTCGTCAATTGTTGCTTTGATGTACTTGCAATGATCAGCTAATTTTATTTCTTTGCCTTGTTGGTCTTTTACCCAATTCCATTTTAACCAATTACTGACCGGGTTTGAACATAACAATTGAGCAGGCTTATCGTTGACCAATTTAAAACGAGTTCGTGAAAATATTATATCAATAGATCTCTGAGAACTTTCACCAGCTTCGTCAATAAAACTGTCTGTTAATTCATAACTTCCAAGCCTTGTAAATTCAGGGTCTGCCGGGCTAAATGCAGTATCGATCAAAAATATTACTGAACCGTTCGGGAACTCTATTAAATTCCTTTGCCCATCGTATTTAACCGCACCGTACTTCGGTTCGTAAATCTGCGAGTATATCCGTTGAAATGTTAAGAGTGTTGTTTTTTTAAGGTCTATTAAAGTCTTACGCCCAATTAACCCAACAGTCCCCGGATATTTTAAACGTCTATTTATTTGCCAAAGACAACCAGTCCAGGTTTTGCCCCCAAATGCCGCGCCCCCCCAAAGTACTCTTTCAACGTTGGTAGCTTCTAAGTACTGAATCGCCAACCATTGCTTTTTTGAAAATCTCAATCCTCAACAGGTGGTTTAACTTCATTTAAAAATCCATCATATTCAACCTTGACACTTGATTCTACATGGGTCATTGATAATCGCTTCCTTTCATCGTCTGTACAAATTATTTTCATCAATGCCATTTGTAAGGTAGCGTTTTCAGAATCGTACCATTTTTTTCTCATCGAAGACTTTACCTCAATACGATTATTGTCCAACATCTCCTTTAACTCGTTAAATTCGTTAGAGTCAACTTTGAAATAATCGTAAAATGTAGGCTTACTAATTGGCAAAAATGCGACTATATCCTCAATAAAAAACAATTTGTTTTTATTTATTGCATCCTTCGCTTGTTCAAAAATTTTTTGTTTGTCGTATTGCATTATTCAAAGCTATTAATCCCGTCGAAATATTCTCTATAAAATTTATAAATATCTTCACCAATTGTTATACACCCATTCAATAATTTACAAAGTTACGTATTTTTTTAATAAAAAAGGGGTAGCGAACTACCCAACATTTTCAAACAAGTATGTTTCTTCTTTTAAAGAAACTTGTTCAGTATATAACCATTCGATTATTTCGTCTTGTATATCGTACTCAATACAATCAAACAATATTTTATACCCTTCCTCTAAGTCTTCTGTCGACTTCCACTCATCAATTGCTCTCATATCAGTAGTGGTGGCATAAAACTTATGATAATCTCCAGTAGCTTCAGATTGAAGTTCTACTTCTACTTTGTAATGTCCATATCCTGAAAAAGTTGCTGAAGCGTAGTTGATTGAGTAATCTAAATTTTTCATTTTCTATTTTTTTTAAGTGTTAATTAATATGATATAAAGATACACTTATCTCAAATAAAAAGCAAATAAATTTATAAAAAAATATAAAGTATAGAAAAATATTATGGTAACAAGTTTTTTTATAGATTTTATCTATTCTTTTCGCTTTCTCATAAATACAAAATTACGACTTTATTTAAAATATTCATTTTACTACTGCACCGCCACTGGAGTAAAATCAGAAACAGTTAGCCGAAATGACTACGACCACTCAATTTTAGTCATAGTTTCATCCCTTTCAAACTGTGTGTTGTGAACCTTATATCCCATATCTACAAGACTACTTCTAACATCGTCTCTTATGCTTCCATAAAACCAAATAAAATATTCCCCTTTTTGACAGGCTTCTTTTATTTTTGTGAGGATAGCTACCATTTGGCTTGAAATATCATTAACATTTTTTTCGTATGATAATTGTTTTGCTTCTTTTGCGTTCATTTTGACAAATTTTTAAATTAATACCCTTGTAAATTATCCGTCACTACTGCTACAAGCCACAAACCGTTAGAGACAATATTAATGACTACCCAAATAAGTCGTAATCAGAATACCCTTGCAACCAATTATACGCATCTTCTGCACCACAATAAATTTTATGATCTTCATCCATTTCTTCCCAATTGCCATCATCAAAGTCAGTTAAATCATTACTGCCATCCAGTATTGATATTTGGGCTTCAATAATTGCATGGGTGGGATCTCCAAAACTTGAATATTTTGGTAATGTTTGTTTTTCATTTTCAAGACCTTCAATCTGTATTTTAATTTCTTCTTGTGTACGCATTTTTTAACTTTTTTTTTACAATAAACAATGTGATAAAAAAGTACTACCGCTAACAAGTTGTTCCAAAATGGTGCCTGTAGTACTGATTTAAGCTTTTCTGCTTTCTTTTAGCTTTTGTGGTAAATACAAAGTTACATATTTTCATATTTAATCAGGTATCTCATCGTTTAGGTTGCAGCATCTACGCCCTTGTAATAATTCAGCAGAAGAATAATCTATATATATTTTTGTGTGTGGATCGTGATTTTTGAACAAAAATCTTATTGCAGGTGCAGTTGCTTTTTTAAAATCATCATCTATAAAATCGGTTAAACTGTTTTCCATTTCGTCTAACAATAAATCAAATTCCTTAATACATTCGTCAAAAGGTTTAACATTTCCCCTTGTTGATACATAATTGTATCGTTGGCTTGTAATTAACTCTTGTCTTAGTGTTCTTAATCTTTTAAGGTAGTTTTCCATTTTATTATATTTTGATTGGTTTAAAATCTAAAAAGTATTTTCGCAAGTTTAGGCTCCGAATAATTCGAGCCCTTTAATATTTTACCATCCGCCCGGTAAATAGGTTGCCCGTTTTCATCTAACTTTGACATATTCGATCTATGCACTTCATCGAACAACTCTTCAAGTCTATCAGAAAAGCCAAACTTTTGAGCCGTGCCGACCAGAATGTAAAGGCAATCTACAACGGCATCCGCAACCGCTACTATATCACCTATCTCACCGGCTTCTTTTAATTCGTCAACCTCTTCCTGGAGTATTCTTTGACGCAATGCAAATTCTTCAGGTTCAGGGATTGATAAAGTGTCTGGGTACGTGTAATTAAATGCCGCGTGGAACTCTGATAATTGTTGGTGTTGCTTTTTCATATGATTTGTAGTATTATTTCTTCAACTGAAACAAATGGTGACTTCCATTGTGCCGTTCTTACTGCTATTGTTGTATGTTGTGCTTTTTTTAGCAAGCGGTCGGCTTCATCTGATAAATCAAGTATCTTAGCTGAAATCATTGGAACGTCAATTACGCATTTGCCAAATACCATATTTTTGTTCGTAGAAAGTGTATTCACTATCTTTTCAGATACAATCTCATTGATAGGCTTTTTTAGTGTCTTTTTTTGTTCAAGTAGTTGTTCCCATGTTTCAGGTGTGAATCTAATTTGTTTTTTCATAATTCTTTATTATTCGTTTTTTAATTTCATTTACGTCGTTCGGGTGATGAACACCGGAAGCTAATAACTTGCACTTTGGCGTTAATATAGCTAACATTGCTCTGTTTTCATCGACTATCGAAATATGATAACTTTCAGGCAACCCAGCAAGTTTTTTGAAAAGTGATATTGAGTGTAAAAGTTGATCTTCGGTTGTGATCGTAAAGTCACAACTTAATAAAATTTGCTCTTCAAACAAATCTATATCCACTAAGTACCAACAGTTTTGCGCAGGGGTTACTTCAATTATCATGATCTTGGTGTTTTGGATAAAAACGGATTAAAGCTTTTCTTTTTGTTAGGCAATACAAATTTATCGCTTAGTTGAAAATAAAATTTTTGATCCACAATAGACTTTCTGACAATAGCCCCATTAATAGAACCACTTTTTATTTTGTATTTATCAGACAAATATCTTATCGTGCCTTTGTCAATTTGAACACCGCAAAAATCAAACATGAATACACATTTTATCATTTGTTTCTTACTTTTTCTCCGAACACGTTATACAATTTCCTTTTCTCAACTAAACTATTTCGATTACCCTTTTTATCATGATACCAGGCATGACATTCAGAACAAACAAATATTAAATTCCTATGGTTATGCTTTTCTTCATGTCTCGGTATTTCTGAACGCCAAATAATATGATGGCATTCTAAATTCTTTTGGGATACTCCGCACCGGTAACAAAAATACTTTTCAGCTTCTATTAACTTGATGCGGAGTTTTTCCCGTTGTGCTAAGTAGGCTTTTTCATCTTTCGATAATTGCCGTTTCTCGTGTTGTTGTACCCTCTGAATGGGTTTTGGTTTGACCATCTCAAATTGCTTCCGGCACTCATAGGAACAAAAAGCATCTGTTGTCCTGTAGGGTGAAAACTTAGTTTTGCAAATTCTACAACTTTTCTGATAAGGTCGTTTTTCATGGTGGCTGTTTCGCGTCATTTTAGAACGGGCTTGAATCGTTCTCTTTTTTGTACGTGTCAACGGTAAAATTAATCCTACCGTCTTTTGATTTTAGAATGTTTAGTTTTAACTGCTTTGATTTAACACCTTCTTTTGATGTGTATTCAGAGATAAAATCCGGGTTCTCTTTCACGAATGCAAAAAATTCGTTCGGGTCAATAATAAGTGTTCCCAACACAAACTCAGGGGCGTTGTCACGTCTTGAGAATGTTCTAAATCCTTTAGGGTAGATTGTTTCTGCCATTTTTATTTAATGTTTAAATTTTATTTATTATTTTGTTCCAATAGTCGCAATAACAAAAACATCTCCAATGCCTTTAGTGTTTTTTGTAAAAAAAAATGCCATATTTGTTTCTTGTGGCTGCACAAACCTATCATTATCAGAAATAGACATAAAAGCAATTGGCAAATGTTGTGGCATTGATGATAATACCCTTATCATGTCACTAACATAAAATACTTCTTTGCCTTGTAAAATTTGTATTTCATCTCTTTTGTATGAATATTCACTATTAATTTCTTTTAGTTCTGTTTTCATTTTTTATAAGTTGTTTAAAATTTCTAAATATTCCCTTACCTTCACTGGATTATACGGTTGATATTTATCAACGAGATAAATAACCGAAGCGTGGTTTTTATGTATTAAATCCCCAATCTTTACAAACGTAAGACCTTTTTCTCTTAGCGTCTTGCAAACTGCATACCTTACATCGGTTACATTATTGCGCCTTACATCTGAATAAAAAACACGTTTTGAAAACCCAATCTTTGACAAAAAAACGTCAATGTCAGGGATTTCTCTGTCAACCTTGCCAGTTAGAAACTCAATTACCTCAATCGGGTAGTAAACGTAATTTCCAATTATCTTACGCTCTTTGATTAAAGTTGATTTCATTTCTTGCTCTGTCATGATACAAAGTTAATAATTATTAATTACAATAGCAAATTTATTTTTCAAAAAACATCATTTTTTTTCAGATTTATCAAAAATTCAACATCTCTAATCAAATCTTTCACGTTTAGAGCTGTGTATCTCAGTACCTTGTATCCATTCAATTGAGCTAAGTTGTATTTCTCACAATCTTTTGTAAATCCCGTTACGCTCGTGTGTCGTGCCTTTGCAGATATTATACCTTCGTACTCAATACCTGTGCAAAAGTCAGGCAAGTAAAAGTCAAATCTAAATTTGCGATCAGATAAAAATTTGAACTCTGTTGAATAATTTAATCCTGTACTAATTAGGTAAAATTCAATATCTTTTTTTGTCATTGTCTTGTTTGATAAAAGTTCGTATATAACATTGTTACCAGCAATGGCAGACAACGCTCCGTTAAAACATCCGTAGTTGACTATTCCAGTCATTAAAACGCTTTTCTTGTTTCTCATAATATTCAGGGTCTATTTCAAAGCCTATAAATTGTTTACCCGACTTTGCTGCTGCAATCCTACTACTTCCACTTCCAACATGGGTATCTAAAATCAAATTTGCATCCGCACAATAGTTTTGAATAATCCAGTCGTACAAAGCGACGGGTTTTTGTGTTGGGTGTATTCTTTCTTCTGGTTGCTGCTTTCTAAATCCGTTCCATAGCCATTTAAAAATTTTGTTAGTTCCCTTGTAGCTACACCAAGCAATTTCACAATCTGAATAATTACCACTTGCTTCTTTATTCCAAACTATGTATGAAGGGCAACTATCAAAATATTCTACAAAATAGTTCCATCCCCACACAATTTGATTTTTAGACACCCTAAATAACTGCTCCCAATATTCAGCAGTTGGCGTGGTTTTATCCCAATCTTTCGGCTTGTAAAAATCTTTTTTGCTTGTGTTCCACCTTTTATCTGTTCCGCCACTTTCGCCATAGTTTGATAAAGCCGAAACATTTAATCCGTAAGGCGGGTCAACAATAGCCACATCAAAGTAATTATCGTCAAAGCGTTTTAATGCCTGAACGCAATCTTCCAAATAAACAACAGTAGAAGCCACTGCTGGTAACATGGGTTTTGCGTCAGGCGGGCTGACGTGCAAGTTTTCAAGTTCTGTACTACTATTTATCATCTGTGCTTAAATTAAAGTTTGGTTTTTCAAATCCCGCCCGAACGCAAAGCCCTCGACCGTTATACGCAACCTTACAGAAGCGCACCGTTTTTTATTTTATCTTTTAAGACATCTGAATAATCACGCCTTAACATC